GCATCTGCACTACCACCTGTTGCATTTACAGCATAAGTAGAACCTGCACCTACTACAAAACGGTTACGTAAGTCAGGAGTTGAGTTTGTACCATCACATAATAACCATCCACTAGGGATAGAAGCTAAAGAGCCTGACCATAACATAATCATACCAGCTACAAACGCATTACCCCATGTAGGCGTATTACTACCACCTGCTGATAACAATACTTGACCAGAAGCACCTGCAGTTCCGTCTAGCCTAAATGCACCTGTAATGTCAACTGTACCTGAAGAAACTAATGTACCTGCTACTGTAAATGGGTCACCACTAGCACCATCTTGTTGGTTTTTTAGTACTGACATTAAGCTACGAATAGCATTGTTTACGTTAGCTGGTGAACAACCTTCAGCAATATTGATATTGGTTATATCGGTATTATCTGCTGCTGTTGAACTAAATTCTGAAATTTTTGTCTTTGCCATTTGTTTTCCTTAATTAACTAACCCTGCCTCAACCAAACATCGTTACTTGGAGTAGTGTCAGTCCAAGTTTCTGTTCCTGCTGTAATTTCTGTCCATGTGTCTGTAGATGGTGATATTGCTGACCATACGTCTGTAGATGGTGTTGTATCTGTCCATATTTCTGTGCCTACTGGTACAGGTATCCATCCTTCACCTTGCCTTGTGCCTTTAGCTGTTACACTTCCTATACCTTCTACATAAGCAAAGCCTGCCCATGTTGCATTAGGGCTTGCTGTAACTGTAGCAAATGCGTCTACATGAGCATTACCTGATAGTTCCATACCACCAATTGCTGATACTGTAGCATTTCCTGTGATAGAGCCACTATCTAATCTAATTCTGTTGTAAGTTACTGTAACTGTAGCATTGGCTGTGATAGAAGCATTGCCACCTATGAGTAATGAGCCTAATGCTGTTACTGTGCCTGTTGCTGTAATACTTGCTGAAGCTAATGCAAGAGAACCACCAGTAGCAGATACTATTGCTTCTGCGAATATAGAGCCACTACCAAACTGTGTTCTTGTAGCTATAGCAGATAAGTCTGCAAAGCCGTTTATAGATGCTGTGCCAAATACTAATGAACCACTTAGGGTAACTGTAACTGTTGCTGTTGCTGTGATACTTGCATACCCTTCTTGGATACCACCTACTGCTAACGAGCTAAAAGGAGCTTGGGAAAAACTTGCTATGCCAAACATTTATTGCTCCTTAAAGTGTTACTTCTTCCCAGTTAGTAATAAACTCATTCCATTTATATGCTTTATCATCTGTAGGCATAGCTACAGGTGCTTCCCATAACCATGTTGTATTGTTTAGTATCCATGATGGAAATGGTTGTGGTGCGTAGAATACGTCATTAACATGGTCGTATGTAAATCCTATACCAGCGTAGTTACCTCTTAACGGTCTGCCTTCTGGATGTTGATTACCATGTGTATTATATGAAGTTCTTTTGCATAATTGACCTTTCATAAAACCATATTTTTCTTCCCAATCAAAATTGCTTTCATTTTTGCCTGTAATTACTTCTGTAACAATATTGTTTTCGTCTAAAAATGCGTAATGTGCCATTGTCGTTTCCTTATAGTGCAAACTGAATATTGCCAGTTCCAGCAGTAAAGGTTGTAATATTAAATCCTCCGGATGATGTTGTTGATGAAGTTAACCCACCTCCAGGATTAGAAATTGTTAAAGTGCTTGGGTATTTAATGATCACAACACCAGAACCGCCAGCGCCACCAGCAGCACCATATCCACCACCACCGCCGCCACCTGTATTGCTAGTTCCGCTTGAGCCACCAGCAGAACCGCCAGCACCACCACCACCAGAACCAGCAGCACCACCAGCAGTTTGACCACCACCACCACCACCACCGCCACGAGTTACACTTGAGCCTGTAATTGTGGATGCTATACCATCACCACCTTTTGCTCCAGTCGTGCCAGAAGAATTGCTACCTACTTGACCTGCTCCACCTCCACCACCACCGCTTGTGGTTGAGCTGCTTGAACCGCCATTATATCCTTGAGAACCAGTGCCTCCGTTACTATTTCTTCCTCCACCACCAGAGCCACCATTTAGCGTTGCAAGATCCCCACCATCAGAACCTCGACCTCCACCATTAGAAGTAACTGTTGAAAAAACTGAGTTATTTCCTGTTGTATAAGCAGCACCGCCAGCACCAACTGTAACGGTATAAGAAGTGTTTATTAATAAAGAAAGAGAAGATTCGGTAGATGCTCCACCACCATTTGTTCCTACGCTTGTTCTATAACCACCAGAACCGCCAGCGCCAATGTTTCCGCCTCCACCACCAGCAATAACAAGAAAATCAGCAGAAAATGAATATGATGCTGTTAATAACAAAAGCCATTCAGATCCGTTATAAACCTCATATCTAGATTCGCTTGTGTTATATCGAATCATTCCAGTTGCAGGACTTGCTGGTCGTTGTGCTGTAGTTCCAGCAGGCAAATCAAAATAACCAGTAGAAGTATTTGCTTGGTCGGATACTGCTGAAGGAGGTAAATTAGTGCAATTTGTTAATGTGCCACTAGATGGAGTTCCTAAAATTGGAGTAACTAATGTAGGGCTTGTAGCAAATACTAAACTACCTGTGCCTGTTTCATCTGTAACTGCTGATATTAAATTAGCAGAACTTGGTGTAGCAAGAAATGTAGCAACATTAGAACCTAACCCACTAACACCTGTAGAAATTGGTAACCCTGTTGCATTTGTAAGTGTTGCAGATGCAGGAGTGCCTAAAGCAATAGCATTGCTACTAGCGTCTGTATATAATGCTCTTTCAGCAGGATAAGTAACAAATACATTCTTTGTACCTGCACTAAAGTTGACTGCTGTGCCACCATTGCTAGACTCTAATATGGTATCACGAGATAAAGTAGTGCCTGAAGATGTGTAAGTGCCTAGACCTACTTCCCATTCTGAACCTAATACAATAGCGTAGTAAGTAGTATTACCATCACCTATTGCAGAGAATGATTGGAAGCCAGATACTGCACCAGCAAGCGTAAACGTACCTGTGCCTGTAGTGGTACTTGTTTCCTGTACCCTATCCTTTACGACTAAAGGCATGAGTTATCCTTAAGCTAAAGTAACTGAAAGGTTGCCTGTTGAAATCTTAAAGATGTCACCAGAGTCAATAGTTTTAGATGTGTCTAAAGCTGTATGGTAAAGTAAATTACCTGCTGTAGCAGCATCATTAATACCAATCCAACCTACTGTTCCCCATGAAGCTGTTGCTGTTGGGAATGTCACGTCAGCGTCATTTAATACGTTACCTGATGTACCTGAAGCTGTTGCAAAAGATACAGCAGTTCTAGCGTAGCTTCCACCGCTAACTTCTGTGCCACTACCTGCGTCTGTAGGGTCTGAAGTCCATAGTGATACGTAAACTGTTGCTGGTGCTGTGTATGTAGTTGCATTTAGAGTTGCATTTAAAAGTGCATTCTCTAAGTAGTTACTCATTTCTGCCATGATTTTTCCTTTATCTTGGTGTTACGCTTAATGTTGTGTATGGATATGTTGCACCTAAATCACTCTGCTTAATATTAGCAATTGCTCTATCATATAATGATGACCATGTTACTACTCTTTGGTCGTTCATTAAATAAGGTTCTGCTTCTGCTAATGTGGCGTAAAGTAAAGCGTCTGGGTAGTATGCTAAGAACAAGTTACTAGCTGTTGTAGTAGAGATAAATGTAGGTTGAGCATAGTATAAAATTTGAATGGTGTAACTTGAGTCTTGGCTAGGTGCAAATTGAAACTCTGTGCCTAACATTGTAAAGTAATGTGAACGACCTGATAATGTTGTTTGACCATTACGGAAGAACAAGTCAGGTGATTGAAACTCTAACAGAATAGGTGGGTTACCTTGAAAGTGCATCTCTCTTAACTCTAAGAAGTCAGTAGGAAATGCTACCTTGTTATCTGTAGGAGCAGTGGTAGCAACCTTTAACATTCTTTCTGTTCTTAAATCACGAGTCATTCTGAATTGTGCCATCTGAATGAAATCAGGTATCTGTGATGATAAGTCTGTTCGTGCTAAGTAGTTTTCTACTGTAGTTACAAACGCACTATAGTTTGTTAGAGCCATCTAATTGTCCTTTTAATCTATCCCAGCATTTGTCCATCTCATCTTTATGCCATTCACTAGCAGCTAATGAGCTTAACCATGCTGTTCTGTCAAAATATGTTAAGTTTTCTATGTCTTTAATGTTATTGGATACAGGGTTTGCAGGGCTATAAGGTG